CAAGAAGGGGGAGGCCGCATGGGCGGCGGAACAGGCCGAGATCCAGCGCCGGCGCCTGGCCGCGGCGAGGGAGAAGCAGGCGCTGCAGCAGACCGCGCTCTTCGGGGTGACCGAGTACGACGACACGATGCCCCTGTTTGCCCGGCGGGACGCTGACCCGATCGGCCGGATGCTGGAGCAGGTGGTGGCCGAGCAGCTCCCCGGGGCCCGCCTCCTCGACTGGGAGCAGCACGGCCATGGGGTCACCAGCGGCCGGGCGGTGGCCGATGGGCTGATCTATCGGGTGCGGGCCGATGCCGACTCTGTGGGCTATCGCCCGGGGTGGGACGGGATCGATGAGGACGGGTGGGCCGCACGGTCTGCCGGGTTCCTGGAGGTGCGCCTGCCCGGCAGCCGGCTGGACTTCAAGACTCCGAAGTTCAGCCAGCTCAAGTCGAAGCGGAAATGCACCACCGGCTACAGCTGCGGCACGACGTGCATCTCCCTGCAGAAGGAGTGCCGGATCACGCCGAAGTCGGCCATCTCGAAGCAGCGCCTGCAGCAGCTGCACGCCCTGGCGAAGGAGGGGAACCCACTGGCGGACCAGCAGGCCCAGGCAGTGGAGACCGCCCGCCTGCAGAAGGCCTACGAGCTGCGGGAGCAGCGGAACCTCGGGAAGCTCAAGAAGCTCATGGAGCGGCCGGAGGTGGCCGAAATGGTGCGGACCGGCAAGGTGCCCACCGCCCCCGCCGGCGAGGGCCAGGGCGACCAGGGCCCGAAGGCCGGGAAGGTGCTCACCGTCTCCCCGAACGACATCGAGGTGGACCCCAAGCGGTTCCAGTACAAGATCAAGTCGAACGCCCAGGGGGAGGTGGGGAGCCTCTCGGGGGTGAAGAAGTGGGACGACAACCTCGCCGGCGTGATCAGCGTCTGGGAGGACCCGAAGGACGGGAAGACCTACGTCGTCAACGGGCACAACCGGCTCGGGCTGGCCCGCCGCCTCGGGGCGGAACAGGTGACCGTGCGCTACCTCCGGGCGGAGAACGCCACGGAGGCGCGGGCGATCGGGGCGATGCAGAACATCGCCGAGGGCGCCGGCACCGAGATGGACGCCGCCAAGTTCTTCCGCGACACCGGCATCAAGACCGAGCAGGAGGTGGAGGCCAAGGGCCTGCCGCTGCGCAGCGGCCAGGCCGCCAAGGGCCTCGCGCTCTCGAAGCTGCCCCCGGAGATGTTCGACCAGGTGGTGCGGGGCGATCTGAGCACCGGCCGCGGCGCGATCATCGGCGGATCGGGCCTCTCCACTGCGAAGCAGCGGGAGATCGGGAAGATGCTCCGCCAGCGGAAGAGCATCAGCGACGGCACCCTGCAGGAGTACGTCGAGCACCTTGCCGCCAGCGAGTCGAGGAAGCAGACCACCCTCGACATCTTCGGGTCAAGCGAGGAGACCGTGGACAACGGCTTGATCCGCGCTGACCTGGCGGCGAGCCTCAAGCGCAAGCTCAAGAGCGAGCGCAGGCTCTTCGCCACGGTGGCCCGCAGCAGGGCCGCGCAGGAGCTGGAGGAGCGGGCCGGCAACCAGATCAACGTCGAGCGCAGCGCCGACGTGGCCAACGAGGCCGACCAGGTGCTCAGGGTGTTCGATCAGCTCAAGGGCACCACCGGGCCCGTCAGCGCCGCCCTCAACCGCGCCGCCGAACGGGTCCAGAAGGGTGAGCCGGCGGCGAAGGTGAAGGCAGAGCTGCAGGAGGAGATCGTTCGGGCCATGGAGGAGGAGCTGGAGGCCGCCGGCCTGCGGAAGAAGCCCAACACCGAGGCCCCGACGATGAGCATGTTCGACGCGGCCGACGCCCGCCTCGATGCCCTGGTGGCCCGCCTCGACGCCAAGAAGTGCGTCAAGGGCACCCCCTGCGGCAACACCTGCATCCCCAAGGGCCGGCAGTGCAAGGCGACCGGCAGCCCGGAGGGCACGAAACGGCTCACGGAGCTGGTGAAGGGGGAAGAGGACCAGCCGGCCAAGGGGCAGGCGGCCCCCGCGGCGCCGGCCAGCCCCGAGCGGGAGCAGGGGGGCGGCGGTGGCTTCCGCTCCATCGCCCGGGCAGCTGGCCGGGCCCTCGGGCAGGCCCTGGCCCGCCTGCTGGGCCGCGGCGGTGGCGCGCAGGCCCCGGAAGCGGCGGCTGCGCCCGCCGAAACCGTGCAAACCGTGCGCGAGCCCCAAGCGCCACCGGCACCGGCCGCCCGCGAAACCGTGCAAACCGTGCGCAGCGCCCAAGCGAAAGCAGCCCCCAAGCAGGGCAAGGCCCCTTCGGGTGACCTTGGAAAATGGGAGTGGGAAGAGGTCAGCTTCGACAGGGATTATGTCCGCCGCTACGAAACGACCCTAAGCAGCCCCGTAGAAGTAGACGGCAAGCAGCACAAGAGCATCCATTTCGACATAACAAGCGATGAATCAACCTATGGAGAAAAGCAGAAGCGGCTTTTAAGTAAAGCCGGATTCAACCCTCCCGAGGGGGGCGGGACGAAGGCCATCGAGCTCAGTTTCGAGGTTGGCGTAGGTGAGGGCTCCGGCGACTTCAGCCGTATTGAGTTTGCCGACCCCAGGGTGTCGCGGCGGGTAGCGCTTGAAATCGCCAAGCGGATTAAGGCCCGGATTGCTGACATGCCTGACGGAACCATCGTGGCGGCCGGGTATTGGAAGGACGACGGGGCTGGAGCAGAAAGGAGGCGCCTGTACGAGGCCGCCGGTTTCTCCTTCTACGAGCAGGACCCGGAGGACACCGCCCCCAACGGCTTCGCCATCGTCAGGGGCGGCAAGCTCCACCGCTTCGAGCGGGGCCGGCAGGACTCAGCCGGCGATGCCGAGATCGATCTCGATGCCATGATCCTCCAGCTGCTCCAGATGGGCAGGAAGGGCAAGGCTCCAGAGGGGCGGACCGATGCGATCGAGGCCCGCCTCGACTCACTCTCCGGCTTCCTTGGGGCCCTCGGTCGCGGCGGGCAGCCGTTTGGTCTTGATCCCACGCTGCCGGCACCAGGCCCAGAAGTCCTCATCAGTGGTGGGCAGAGCCGCCTCGGGCTCAGAGGTGGCGCGCGGATCCCTCATCAGCGTCATGGGGTCGGTGAATCGGCTCATAGCAGGGGTGTGCGATGGGACAAGGCTACCGCCGGCAGGAAAGGGAAACCCTGCGGCGACAGCTTCATCTCTGCAGGCTACGACTGCCACAAAGGGGAAAGCGGTCAGCGGTCAACGACGCGGGACACCAACTATCCGATCAACGCCCAGACCCTTGGAGTGAGCGAAGAGGAGGCAGAGGACACTCGGCGGCAGATTCTCTTCTGGTCATACGAACAACACCGGAAGTATCAATGGGCTCAGATCAAAAGAGCTCAATCACAAGGGCTTGAGCTGGATCACTACAGCCGCTATGAGCTGGAGACCGAAGCAATGCTAAGGGAGTCTATCCCGACCCTAAGAGAGAGGGAAGTCGTCAGCGACGAAAAGCTGGCCAGCTTCGAGCGAGTATTTAACGGCTCAATCCCCGCATACGAGGGTGAAATCTACCGGGGTATGTCGTTTCAGCCAGCGTATCGGGGCCAGAACACTCCGAGCTTTACCAGCCAGGAATTAGTCGCGGCGCTCATCCGGTCAATTGAGGCGGGCGAGACGGTCGCGCACAGCACATCTTGGACGCCGGACCCAGCGGTGGCGATGAGATTCTTCGCGAACCCTAAGCTCCCCTACGATAACGTCATCCTGAAAATCAGAGACAACCGCCTGGCCGTCCCTGTCACGGATGCGACCTACGAGAAGAAGGAAAAGGAGATTCTGATGCCGCCTGGCGTCAGAATGAAGGTGGTGTCTGTGACCGAAAAGGAGCGCGGTGTGGATGTCTACTACGCCGCTCTGAAAGAAACCAGGACACTGCAACAGCCTTACATTGAGATCGAGGTACAAGTGCAGGCGACGCAACACACGCCAGGGGTCCGGCGGCAAGATCAAGCCGATGTGATCGAGGCTCGGATTGAGGCCCTGGCTGAGCGGCTCGACGCCCGCCGCAAGGTCCCGCAGTCGCCGGGGCAGATGAGCCTCTTCGGCGAGGGCACAGGGAAGCCCTGCGGGGAGTCGTTCATCTCCGCCGGCAAGGAGTGCCACAAGGGGGGAGGCGGGGCCCCGCAGAGCGCAGGCAAGGCCCCCCCGACCCGGGAGGAGCGGGTGGCCGAGCAGGAGCGCCAGATCGCCGAGGTGCGGGCCCGCAGGGCGGAGCAGGACAAGCGCGCTCTCGCGCCCAACGAGATCCCCATCACCGAAGGGGACATCGAGGGCATGGAGAGGGCCCGGGAGATCATGGCCGGCACCCGGAACCCCAGGGCCGAGCTTGAAGCGTGGGCCAGGGCCCAGGCAGAGCAGGAGACCGCGGCCAAGGCCAAGGCTGAACCCCCGGCCGAGAAGCGTCCCTTCGCCACCCCTGACGAGCTCGACAGCCGCCTGGCCATGGCCGCCCATGCCGGCACCTCCTTCGACCCGGAGAAGCGCGGCCGGCAGCACCAGGAGGAGTACGCCGCCCACCTGAACACCCTCTACCAGGGCCTGCAGAAGGAGATCAGCTCCCCCGAGCAGCAGGCCACCCTCGACACCGAAATGGCGGCATACAAGCAGGGCTTCACGGCCCGCTACAAGGCGTGGCTGTCGGCCAAGAGCCGGGTCGTCTCGCCCATGATTGCCGGCCCCAGCAACTTCCCTGTCCGACGGATGGAGAAGCGCAACGAGTCGGAGCGCCGTCGCTTCAACGAGCTCACCGAGTACCAGACGAAGGCCCAGACGGCGATCCGCCGCAAGCTGCAGCGGGGCCTCCCCCCCGAGCAGGCGCGGGACCAGGAGTTCCGCGAGTACACCCGAGACTTCGGCCGCAGCATCCAGACCGTGAAGGAGATCGACGCCGGGCGGTCGCCGTTCAGCCGATCCGCTTTCACCACCTCGATCCACGGCAAGCTCACCCGGCTGGCGGAGAAGGGAGACGTGGAGCTGGTCACCCGGCTCCTCGATCACCTTCATGCCGAGCAGTCGGTGATGAGGAAACCGCTCTTCACTCCCCGCCATTCGATCTGGGATCTGCGCGACACTGCTCGCTCTCAGCGCTCGAAGCAGGAGAAGGCCGCCGCCGCCCAGCAGCAGCAGGGCCCCGAGGAGTTCGCCCACGGGCAGATCGAACGCGACTTCGAGGGGAACCGGGTCCGGATCTACTTCCAGGGCAAGCCCGACGAGACCACCCGAACCATGCTCAAGCGCTCGGGCTGGAAGTGGAGCCCCACCAATGGCGCCTGGCAGCGGATGAACACCGAGAACAGCGTTTATTCCGCCCGGCAGATCCTCCGGAGCCTGGAGGCTGACCGGAAGGACTCTGCCCTCGACACGGTGTCCAACCGGATCGCCGCCCTTGGGCAGAGGCTGAAAATCCAGCCTCACCAGACTGCCGGCAGCCCCGCATCCATGGGCAGAGGTGCCGCATGATCGAGATCATCCTGCCCGTGATCGCCCCCGTGGCCGCGGCGATCATCTCCGTGGGTGGCGGCATGGTGGGCGCGAAAATCTCCCGCTCAGCGGAGCAGCGCCGCAAGGCCAAGGAGGAGCAGCAGGCCCTGGGGCAGAGCGTGGCACTGCTGAACCAGGGCCTCGATGCGGTGGTGAACAAATTGGAGGAGATCCGGGCCGAGTGGCAGCTCGATAGGCGCGACTTCCACATCTGGCAGCAGCGGGTCGAGACCCGCCTCAGCCACGTCGAGGCCGCGGCGGGGGTGATGCGGGTCGTGCCGCCGATCTGCCCCTTCCCCGAAGATCCGCCCGCACGGGGCTGAGCCGATGAGCCTGGCCGCCGTCGCTGATCGCCTGGCTGCCCTGGAGGTGCGCCTCGATGCCCGCCGCCCCCGCCAGGCCCCGGGGCAGCTGGAGCTCGGCCTGGCCACCAGCAGCGGTCAGGGGAAGCCCTGCGGGGAATCGTTCATCGCCCCGCAGAAGCAGTGCCGCAAGGGGGGCGGCAAGGCGGCTGCCCCGAAGGCGCCGGCCGCCGCACCGAAAGCCCCGGCCGCCCCCTCGAAGCCATCCCTCACTGGTCGGATGGCAGAGCTCCATGCCGAAACCCAGAAGCGGCTGGCAGAGGAGAAGGCCCAAGCAGACGCAGCACGGGAGAAGCTGGCCCGCCCCGATGGCCCGGGGGTCGTGATCAGCGGGCCCGAGCTCAGCAGCCCCGACTCAAGCGGCAACGTGCATGGGCTCCCCACCATCGACGGCCGCCCCCCCTCGAAGCGCCTCGGGGGAGGGGCCTACGGCGACACCTACCTCTTCGAGCTCAAGGACGGCCGCCGGGCCGTGGTGAAGGTCGATCGGCTCACCAACTTCGACCCCTTGGCAGACGGAAACTCGCTGAAACCCTCCGAGAACGAGCGGATGCTCATGGTGCAGCGCGAGCTGGCCATGCTCACGACCGCCGCCGCCGTCGGGGTCGCCCCCCGCCCGCTGAGCACAGCCGTCAGCAAGCTGCCGGACGGGCGCTTCGCGTTCGCCTACGAGTTCCAGCCTGGGGCGACCCTGACGAAGGATCACACCACCAACGAGCTTACCGAGCAGGCCGCGGCGATTCTGTCCCGGCCTGGGGCGATGGGCCGCTACGCCGAGGGCATCGCCAGGCTGGCCAGGGCGATGGCAGAGGCCGGCCTGGAGCACCGCGACGAACACGGCGGCAACCTGCTGCTGCTGGAGGACGGCACCCCCCAGCTGCTGGACTGGGCCATGGCCAAGGATGTCCCTACGACTGCGCAACAACAGGGCCTCACCGAAAGCCGCCTACTGGGAGTGTTCGGCGACATGGTGGGCGTGACCCGTGCGGGGCCTGGTGGGCGGCCGGCGCTTGCCATCGATGACGCCATCAAACGGGCCTACAAGGCCCAGTTCGCCGGAGATGAAGAGCTGGAGGACTGGGTGATGCAGCAGAAGAAGGGGCGGGACCCGACCGAGCGAATGTCATCGGAGGAGTTCCGAGAGCGCATGAACCTGGCCAACCAGATCCAGAGGCAGAACAAGGGAAAGCGCTTCATCTGGGCGCAGATCGAGGCGGGCCTCAGTCCCAAGCCCCCTCCGGATGTGCTGGAGCAGGCCCTCGGGGCCGCTGACCGGGCTTTCGGCCCCGAAGACCTCGCGCAGATGCGCCGAGAGATCGACCAGCACATGGCTGCATGGAGGGGCAACCCATGACCACCCCGGAGCGGCTGCAGCTGCTGGCCAGGGCTGTGGCGGCGGAGCGCCGGGGCGACCTGGCGGCCTACGAGGCCCTGCGAAAGCGCCAGCTGGCCATGATCCCCCTCCCGCCGGCGGGGGAGAGCCTGGCCGAGCGGATGCTCGCTGGTGCCGCCCCGGTGCCCCCCCAGGGCTCGCGGCTCGCCGACGTGGCCGACCGCCTGGCGGGCCTGGAGGGCCGCCTCGATGCCCGGCGGAAGGCCAGCCCCGGCCAGCTGGCCCTGGGCCTCGACGCCCCCCCAGACCGGCCCGGAGTGCCCTGCGGGGAGTCGTTCATCAGCGCCGACAAGACGTGCCGGATCGGGCAGGCCGCCACCCCGGCGGCGCCCCCGGCCGCGGCGGACAGCTACCAGCCCCGGCCGATCACCGAGCACATGCTGGCCGGCGAAAGCGCATCAGTCCGGCCGGAGCAGTTCGAGGAATGGCTGGGAGCCCTTGAGGCGCTGCCGGGCCTCACCGGTGAGCACGCCAGGCGGCTGAGGGAGTTCGCCAACAAGTCGCAGATGCAGGTGCTGATCGTCAATTCAGGATCGAGCATGCTCAACACATGGAGGGACACCAGCAACTTGGAGCAGCAGCTGCTGCGCCGCTCAACGGATTGGTCAGGCAACGATCCCCCTTTCGGCGAGCAGCTCCGTGCCGTCAGGCAGGCCATCAACAAGGGGGATCCAGTCGATCCGGTCCTGGAGGCCCGGATGCGGCGGGTGATGAGTCTCCCGGCCGAAAACGCAGGCCTCGCCTACAGGGCGGTGCCCCTGATCGTGGTTCATGGCGGAGCGATGGAAACTGGCACCAATCCCCAGCGACTCTCCGAGACGCAACCAACCCCCGAAGCTATCGCGATTCATCGAGCCAAGATTGCGACGGCGACCCTGGCCTATTCCGCCATGGGGTCAGAAGAGAAGCGCCGGGCCGCGTTCAAGCAGTTCATGGAGGAGAAAGGGAAGTTCCCGGGGCCTGAGCGGCGCATGTACGAACGGATGTTTGAGTCATTCATGCGCAAGGATGCCCTGTATCTGACAACTACGCGGAGTGGATTCGGGGACAACATAGCCGCTTACATCCATGAGATGGGCCATCAGATCGACAACACGGCCAACCGTCGATCCCCCCCCCCGATGCGTTCGGCTTACCGAGGCGCCATTCTCCTGGCCCCCAGCGACTACGGGCAGCTCAACCGTGAGGAGGCCTTCGCGGAGTCGTTCGTGTCCTACGTGCTGGCGCCGGAAGCGTTGAAGATCGCATCCCCCCAGACCTACGAGTGGGTGGATTCCACGGTCCAATACTCACAGGTGTGGGCCGACCGGCACTGGCTGACCGATGATCAGCGGGCCAAGGCTGACGGGATGACGCCTGCCGCCGTGAGGGCCGCCGCATGAACCCCACCGTTCGCTATGCCTTCACCCTGGCATCGAGGGGGGATTTCAGCCGCGAGGCCTGCGAGGAGCTCGTGAGGCTGCGCAACCTGGTGGTCGGCGAGGACCGGCGGCGGATCGGCCAGCTGTTCGAGTCGCAGCTGGCCATGGCCACCCCCCAGGAGGCCGACTGGCTCCTCGCCCTCCTCGAAGCCGCCGACGGCACCGGGCCCGATCCGCAGCGCTGAACGGCTTCCCTACCCTGACCCAGCAACGGCAGGGAATTGGCGGCTCCGAACCTGATGAGCCCCACCAGCGTGGTGGGGAGGACCGACTGCTGGGCCCTGGGCACGTCGATGACCACCCTGCTGTCAAATGCTGCGGCAAGCGGGCAGGCGCTGAAAGTGACTTCGATCCGCGCGGTGAACGCCGATGGAGCGAACCCGGCCGACGTGGATCTGGTCAGGCTGCGGAGCGGAACAGAACGATACCTAGGCCCCAAGGGGATACCCATCCCGGGCCTCGGCTGCTACGTCTTCCTGAGCCGGGAGGAGTACATCTACCTGGAGGAGGGGGACGAGATCCGCGCCAAGGCCTCGGTCGCTGGTGATGTCGAACTCTGGATTAGCTGGGAAGTGGTGAGCTGATGCCGAAACGATTGATCGGCGGATACTCGGGGCAGAGGCCGGCATGGTCGGCAAGCTACGCCCCAGGGATCTGGACACCCGAGCAACAACTGGACAGGGTAAAGGCTGGTGAATGGCCGCGGGAAGCGCTTAACCCATTCTCTGATCTGCTGCTGACTTTCAATCAGTCAGCCGGAACTACTGTGCCAGCTGACTGGAGCACCAGGCAAAACGTAATGCCCCGAGTGGCCGGGGGTGCTGTTTCCGAGAGCCAAGCGAGGCAGGGAACAGGCTCCTGGTTCGTGAACACCTCAGGCGCAAGCCTTAAGGGGAACAAGCTGATCACCGTACCGGGTGATTTCATGTGGCAGTGCTATTGGTACCCCGAGGTGTATCAGGCTGGCTACAAAGCGCTTTTTGGCCTTGAGGGCGCATCATCCTGGCAGTTGTTTATCAACGACGACGGAAGCAGGCCACCGTTCTTCTTGAAGCACCGGCCAGGGTTCAACATGATCCTGTCGCCCGGGGGCGGGATCCCGCTAAACCAGTGGAACCACGTTGCACTTACCAGGGAGAGCGGCACACTGACCTTGTGGTTTAACGGCACTCCTCGCGGATCGACGACATTCACAGAAACAATGTCAGGCCTCCCGGTGGCTAATGAATGGTTCACCGGAACCCCTTACCTCGGCTACATCGACCTCGTGCAGATGGTAACGGGAGTCCCTGTCTTCACCTCGGCATTTACGCCCAGCGGTCTCCCCTATCAAGGCCCGTGATCCTTGGCGGCCTGCTTGCAGTGACTCAAGAACTGCTCTTCTCCAGCGAGAGGATGCCGTCGAGGTGAGACGCGACCAGCAGGGCCTGCAGCTCGGCCATGTGGCCGGGCGTCAGGGTGGCGTGCGTGAGCACGGTCCAGATCGCGTTCTGCACGGCGGCCGGAATCGGCGTGCCGGTCATTGCCGCCGTGAGGGCCAGGCCCACGTCGACATAGCCGCCCTGCAGATCGGGGTTTGAGCTGCGCTGCGCCAGGACGGCTTGGTAGGTCTGGGAGCCCACCAGTCCCACGTAGAAGGCAGTCCAGTCGGGCACTGGGAGTGATGCCGCGATCTCTTCAGGGGTTGCGGGCCGGACCCTCCACCGCTGGACCCATTGACCTTCGACAAGCTCAGGCTGGATCTGTTCCGTCCTCTCGGCAACGGGATCGCACGGAGGAGGTTCTGTGGGTCGTGGTCGAAAGACGTGGATTGGCGGCTCAAGATCCGCAAGGGTTGCCAGTTCTGTATCGGGTAACTCCATGCTCAGGCTCAGAGATGGATTCTCCGCCCGCAGTTGCGCCGCGCTGTAGGGCCAGACGATGCCAGCGTCAGTTTCAAGAATTAGGTCGTTCATGGGATAAACAGCCGATAGCGAAGAATGATGATTCCAGAGCCTCCCTTACCGAATACCCATGGGGTCGTGTTCCGGGCACCACCGCCCCCGCTGCCGGTGTTGGCCGCGCCATCGGTTGCCTGGCGAAGGAGGCCCCCGGTCCAGTCCCAGGCGCCCTGGCCGCCCCCACCACTGCCGCCTGTCCCGGCGGATGTTGGGGCAGCGCTGAATCCCTGCGCCCAATGACCACCGCCCCCGCCTGCAGCACGCTGCACCGCGGTTCCAGTGATAGAGCTGAACAGTCCATTCCCGCCCCTAGGGGGCAGGCCGCCGGATGCGTTTTGCGTGGGAGACGCACCAGCACCGCCAGCGCCGCCGCCGGAGCCCCCGCCATAGGGTTCGCCAGCACTGAGGCCAGCACCACCGCTGAACCCCTGAACAGGGCTCGTTGATCGAGCACCACCAGCACCGGCAGACGTGGTGGACCCACCGCCGCCGCCTCCGCTACCGCCGCTGCCGCCGGCACTGGCAGGCGAGCCAATGACAAGTCCTCTACCACCGCCTCCACCAGTAGATGTGATGCTGCCGAGAATTGAGTCCTGGCCGTTGGATCCAGCGGATTGACCGCCATTCCCAACGAATACAGGGATTGCTCCTACTCCAATCGATAGCTCTGGTTCGGCTGATCCAAGGGCTCCGGTGACTTCACCTGTGACGGAGCATCTATAACCACCAGCACCGCCGCCGCCGCCACGGAAGTTATCCCCTGCTCCTCCACCTGCGATTACCAGGTGCTGTGCTGTAGCCCCAGGGTATGCGCGACTAACCAGAAGTTCGGCTGCACCGGTAGTGCGAAACTCATGGACACGCCACGGCTGACCTCCGACGGTGATGTCGTAGACAAGATCACCACCTGTCGCGGCAATGATTCCGTCGGACTGCCCGAGGAATGCAAGGTCACGCAGGTTGAGCGTCATGCCTGCACACCCCAAGCAGCGACGCAATCGGTGTCGGCAGTTCCAAAGAATGAAAGGGACAGGATCCCCGTCTTGCCTGCCGGAATGTTGGAAGGCTTGCTGCCAACAAATACCCAGGCCGCCGGGAATGTCAGCGTCCGGGTCGAGCCGTCTCCGACAATCCTGATAGTCACATTCCCGCCGTTTGACCTATTGCTGCTTGTAAGGGTGAGATTTCCTGCCAGGGTGATGGTCCGAAACAGCCCGGTCAACGCCGCAATGTCAAGGTTGACCGAGGCGGAATAGGCCAGGGTCGCGTTGCTGAAAGTGAGCACGTCGCTGAGCCGCGCCACGTTCCCGGTTCCACCGGAGGCGTCGAGCGTGGCGGAGCTGCCCAGCCCCAGCGCCAACCGACCCGCCGCCTGGTCCGCTGCGGCGATCAGACCTTGCCCGAACGAGGTCACCGCCGCGATCCATGCCGGCTTCCCGCTCAGGGTGTTCCAGGTCACGGCTGCGATGGCACGGGCCGCCGTGAAGTACAGATTGCCGCCGGTCTCCGCCAGGTCTCCCGTGCCCAGGGTGACGGTCCCCGTCTGCCCGTTCACCGCAGACACGGCATCGATGCCGGTCGGCAGCTCCAGCCAGTCCGCCAGCACCGCTCCCGTGCCGGCGATCAAGACCCACTTCGTTCCCTTGTCGCTGCGGATGCACCAATCGGCCTCCTCGCCCCGCAGCGCCAGCATGGCTGCCTGATTGGCCACCGTGCCGAGGTACGTCACCAGCGCGATCGAGGGGATCTGGCTGGTGGGGATCACCCCGCCGACCAGATCAGCCTTGGCCGCCAGCGCCGTCGCGGTGGCATTGCTGACCGGCTTGGCGGCGTCGGACGTGTTGTCCACGTTCCCCAGGCCCAGCGCCGTCCGTTGCGCCGCCGCGTTCGCAGCCGTCACCAGAACCCGGCCGGCGGCCGTGGAGCTGGCCTGCCACCAGGCCGCGATGGCCTGCCAGACCCGCTCGACCGTCCAGGCCCGCCTGGCGGTGCCCGTGCCGGCTTCGGCTTCGGCCTGTTCGACCGTGGGTGCCGTCCAGTCCCGGGCATCCCCAAGGCGTGGATCATCGGCCAGCACGGCCTGCAGCAGCCTCTGAATCTGCTCCGCTGTGGCCAGGCCGGCCAGTGTCGCCGTTGCGGGCGGCACATCAGCGTCCGCCCCCGTGTCGGAGGTGATCCTCAGGGAGGTTGCCGTCCTGGCGGACACTCCGAGGTTGGTCGTGCCACCAACCGATGAGCCGGGCAGCCCGGGGATTTCGACCTCGAATCCCACCAGCTGGCTGTCGCTGCCTTCAACCTCGACCACCTGGATGGCGGCAGGAAGGATCTCGGCCTCTACTTCCAGAAAGAGCGGCATCAGACTTGCTCCTCGCTGAGGCCTTCTAGGTACTGCACCGGCCCGCGCATCAGGTAGATGCGGGAGAGCTCAGGAGGCCCTCCCCCGGGCAGGCCCGCCAGCAGATCCCACCGGGCATCCGGGTAGCGGATCAGAGAGTCCGCCGCCGACACACGAACGGAAACGTGCCAGTCATCAGGCCCGAGCGGGGCAGTGATGATTGGCTGGATCACAGAAACTTCGATGTCGGAATACTTCCGATCACGATCCTTGTCGTAAATCTGCGCAAAGAACTCCCAGCCGGTGATGTCCGCATAATCGCCCGCGGCATTCTTGAAGCGGAACCGCCTGAAATAGCCGACACGCTGCTGGATCAACAGTGGGAAGTAACCCGCTTGCATCAGGGCGTCTAGGCTGCATCAGCGTAGCCACGAGCGAAATGGCAGCCCCTGCGGCTCAACAGGATGCACCCGAGCAGGAGCCGATCAACTGGGACCGGGTGATCAGCGAGGCGGCCGAGATGGTGAGGCTCAACCAGCCCAGCGGCCAGGGCCAGCAGGCCATGGGTGATGGCGACCGAACACCTGAGGCCGACAAGGGGCAGTAGAACGGCAGGAGCCCCCATCCATCCCCAACGATGCGCCACCTGCTCCTGGCCGTGGCTGTCGCCGGCTCGCTCCTGCTGGCGCCCCCTCCCCCCGCGGCGGCCAACACGGTTCGAGCGGCGGCCCGCTCGATGGCGGACAACTTCTGCACGGCCCTGCAGGGCGGCTACAGCATCAACGCCGCCACTGACCACATGATCGAACAAGCCCGCGGGGTCTGGCTGCAGGAGACCCGATCCCCCCTCTGGTGGCCGCTGTTCAAGGGATTCGTGGCCCAGCAGTGCGGCCCCCTGGTGCGCCAGCTGGAATCACAGCAGCAGTAGGACGTGCGGATCCATCTGCAGCACCAGGCAGATCATCCGCAGCTGTGAGGCGTCGGCCCGGATGCGGCCGGCCTCGACCCGTGACACCCAGTTCTGCGCGACCCCCAGCACTTCGGCCAGCTGGCCCTGGGTGAGCTCGCGGTGCTCCCGCCAGGCGCGGATCCGCAGGCCCATGGTCTGCAGCACGTATTCCCGTGAGGGGTAGGGCAGCAGGGCCGGCGGCGCTGGCAATGGGTTATCCCATCGAGGGATAAAGGCGCATCAGGGTAGAGAGATGGCCCGACAGTCGGCGCAGCATCCGCCGACCTTGTGGCCGAGGCAATCCGATTCGACCGTGCACGGATCACTTCCTGGGAGAGAACCCCGGAGGGGTTCCTGCGCGTTCATGCGACGTTTGGCCGCACCGGATTGCAGCGCTACCGCAACCCGGACGGGTCCGTTCGGGTTGAGTACCGCCCCGAGGCGGAAGTGGCCCGCCAGGACAGCCTGGACAGCTACGGGGGCCGCCCCGTAACGCTGGAGCACCCGCCCCATCTCCTCACCCCCGACAACACCCGGGAGCACTCCCGTGGCAGCACTGGCACGAGGGTGAACTACGACACCGGGTTCGTCACGGGGACCATCACCCTGACCGACCGGGAGGCGATCGAGGCGGTTGAGCGGAGGGATGCGGTCGAGATCAGCCCCGGCTACCGGGTCACCTACGACGGCATCCCCGGCGTGGCGCCGAACGGGGAGCGGTTCGACGGCACGCAGCGCAACATCTCCGTCAACCACGTCGCTGTGGTGCGGAAGGGGCGCGCCGGTTCTGAGGTGTGCATCCACATGGATGCAGCGGACACCGAAGACATCGGCATGGCCATCGATGCGATCGATGGCGACGACCATTCACCACAGGAGCACCAGATGGGAGCGCAACGCACCGACGGGCGGAAACAGGCGCCCGCCCCCGCCGACGCCTGGGAAGAGGGCGGCGAGGGGGAGGAAAGCATGGAGGAGGAGCACGAGGAGGGCACCCATCCCGCGCCCAAGGCCAAGAAGCGGCGTGACGCCGGCCGGTGCGACTCCGAGACCGTGCCCATGGAGAAGTACCTCCAGGTGGTCGATGAGCGGGATACCGCCATCCGTGAGCGGAACGACGCCCTGGAGCAGCTGGAGCTGAACGAGGGCCGGGCCGCGGCACTGATCGAGCGCCTGGACGCTCTGGAGGCCGAAGTGAGCGAGCGGCTGGATGCTCAGCCTGACTTTGACGCCCTGGTGCAGGCCCGTATCCAGCTGCTGGATCAGGCCGAACAGCTCACCAACCAGCGCGAGACCTACGACGGGCTTTCGGATCGCGAGGTGCGAATCGACGCCCTCGAAAAGTTCGGCGTCGATCCCGATCGCTTCGACGGCCGCAGCGACGACTACGTGGAAGCCGCCTTCGAGAGCTACCTCTCTCTCGGCGATCTGCGGGGGAATGCTGCCGACGCCCTGGGCCAAGCCCTGCAGGTGATCACTTCCCCTCGACTGGACGCCGCACCGGTCTCGATCGAGGAGGCCCAGCAGCGAATGATCGAGCGCACCGCCGCCGCCCACCAGCAGGCCTGACCCACCGCAACCGCCCCATCGCTTTCGAGAAATGGCTCAGACGTACACCACCAACGCCGCCAGCGACACCACCCAGGGCGTGCAATCGGACTACCCCCTCGACATGGATCGGGGGATCCCCGGCCAGCTGGCCGACCTCTCCGACACCCATGTGATCTCCGGCTCGAACGAGACCGCCAACCGGATCGCCTACGGCGTGCCGCTGGTGCGGAACAACTCCGGAGTCCTGCCCAACTCGGCACAACCGGCAACGGCAGCGTCCACCCTGCTGGGCCTGCACGTCCGCACGCATACGCAGGAGTTCAGCCCGCCCCCCAACTACAGCCAGGGGGTGCCCCCCGGCCAGGCGATCAACATCCTCAAGCGAGGCGCGATCTACCTGGAGGTGGTGGAGGCCGTCGCCCCTGGCGATGCTCTCCGCTACTACAAGTCGGGCCCGAATGCTGGCAAGTGGGGCAAAACCGCGAGCGCCGGCAACAGCCTGCTGCTCACCGCTGGCAACTGGGAAATCCAGAAGGCGGGCAAGGTCGGCCAGGTGTTGAAAGTGTATTTCAACTGCCCCGCCAACGTTGCGGTCACCGCCGACACCTGATCCCACTGCACACGCTGAAACCTCACGGAGATCGTTCCAATGTCTCACCGAATGGATGCCGCCATGCAGGCGGGCCCCTACCTCGACCGGGAACTGCAGCAGACGCTCCCCAAAGTTTACGATAAAACCTATGCGGAGATCCCCTATTCGCGGATGGTTCCCGTCAGCACCGTGGTGGATCCCGGCGCGGTCACGTTCAAGTATGACGTTTGGGATCGCGTCGGTGAGTTCGACCTGATCTCTGACTTCGCGGATGATCTGCCCACTTCCGATGTGAAGCGCGGCGAGGTGATCAACGACGTGCGCCCGTTCGCGGGTTCGTTCACCTACACGGAGGACGAGATCCTGCATGCGCAGTTCGCGAAGAAGCCCATCGACACGAAGAAACAGGAGGCAGTGCGCGAGTCCTACGAGCGCCGGGCGAACACCACCTGCCTCTTCGGTCGCGCCGGAACCAACCTCAAGGGGTTCTTCAACCACCCGGCGGTGGACACGATCGCGGTCACCGGTAACAACAGCGATGCGTGGTTCGATGATCCGAACATCACGCCCCAGCAGATGCTGGACCTGCTGAACTTCGGCGTTACCGCCATGGTCAACTCCACCCAACAGGTGGAGCGCCCGAACGCCCTGGCGATGCCCTACAGCGACTGGCGCAAGGCGAGCACCACCTGCCGGAGCAGCACCGACAACACCACCGTGATGGAGCTGTTCCAGAAGCAGAACCCCTACATCACCTCCATCGACGCGATCAACGAGTTGGACCCGGCCAACTCCAACGGGAACCTGTCTGCCAAGCGGATGGTGTTCTACACCAAGTCGCCCGAGAAGATGGAGTTTCACATCACTCTGCCTCTCACCTTCCTGCCCCGCCAGTCGCGGAACCTGGCCCACAAAATCCCGGCCTGGGCGAAGTTCGGCGGCTTCACGCCCTACTTCCCCAAGTCGATTCTGTACCTGGTGAAAGGCGCCTGAGCCCATCGCCATACTGACCCGCCATCACAACATCCCTCATGGCTGCAGCAACTGCGAACAAGGCCGAGCAGAGCACCACGGCACCGGCGACCTCCGATCAGGAGACCGCCGGGCCTTCGGGTGAATCGCCTCGCCCTGTGGCGATCGGGTTCAATCCCGAGCTCGGCGACCCCCTGCTGGTGAGCTGCCGCGGCGGCTCGATCTCGTTCGTGACCGACATCGGCAACGGGACGGCACGGCCCGACCTGGAGATCCACCCCGGGCTCAACACCGCGGTGGACCCATCGGCATGGGCCCGAGCCCGCCGGCTGGAGTCCGTGCAGCAGCTGCTGGTCAACCACGTCATCGAGGAGATCCCTCTCCCCGATGAGTTCGCCCCTGTCTTCGATGGCAGCCCGATCAACAGCCTCGAAGCGTTCACTCCGGTGAAAGCCCAGCGGATGATCCATCACCAGCGGGACGTGGACACCCTCGCGGTCTGGCTCAAGGCCGAGGGCCGGCCGGCGGTGCGCCAGGCCATCGCCCGCCGGCAGAAGGAGCTCAACCAGGGGGGCAGCTGAATGGCGATCCCCACCCGCGAGGAGTTCCTGGCTCGGTTCCCGGAGCTGGCCATCCACGACGGCGCCGTGGTGGATGACGCTCTGGCCGCCGCCGGCCGCCGCTGCCCCGACCTCTGGGGTGAGCAGCAGTACGACGGCGCCAGCTACTACGCCGCCCACCTGATCTCTTCCCGCGTGCGGGAGATCGGGGCCAGCATCCAGATGGCCGCCGGCACCCCCCCGGCGAAGGGCTCCACCGGGACCGACACCTCCTTCTACGGGCAGCAGTTCGAGGAGATCCGGGCCCTGCTGCCCACTTACGGAGCCGCGCTGGTATGAGCCTGCCGGTCGCTGCCTACGCCCCGTGGGGGAACGCCGAACTGGCCTTCACAGTCAGCGGCGGCACCACCGCGGTGGACCCGGAAACGGGGAACGTCGTGGCGGCGCCGGTGGTTCTCACCTACTTGGCCGCCCTGCGCCTGCAGCGGCCGAACGTGCGGGATGAGCCCGGGGCGGACGTGACCCTGTACCGGTGTGACGGCCGCCTCCTCTCCCCAGCCGTCCTCGACCCACGGATCACTAACGGGAGCGAGGCCGAGGCGCGGGTGAACGGCTACCTCGGCCGTTTCGTCCTGGAGTTCGACCTCGCCCAGGACGAGCCGGCCCGGCCGTTCATTCGCCAGTCCATCGGCGGCAGCTTTCGAGTCGTCGGTGGGCGCCCGCTGCCAACCATGGCAGCAGGAGGCCGCTGATGCCTCTCCTCGACCTGCGGATCAACGACGCTCTGGAGGAGACGTGGCGGGACTTCACGGCCTACGTGGCCCGCCGCTTCACCGACGAGATCCGGGCGGAGAAGTGGGAATGGCCCCGCGACCCCTCCCCCCGGGACATCAAGGACACGGGCGATCTGCAGCGGTCGCTCGACATCGACATCAAGCAGGGCCAGCTGCTTTCCGAGTTCACCTGGAAGGCGCCCTACGCCCCCTATGTCCACGACGGCGCCGTGTTCAAGAGGCCAGGCGCCGACGGCAACCCGATCACGATGCCCCCCAGGCCCTGGACCCGTCCGGTGCTGCGGGATGCCGAGACCCTGCAGCGCTATTTCCGGCTGCGGTTCGCCATGGCCATGCGCAACCGGAGGGGCCAGCAATGAGCTGCGACCTCGCCGTGCAGGGGGCGTCCCTCCGGGCCATCCGGGATGAGATCGAAGCGGTGTTCGGCGACCTGCTGGGCGTCTACTTCCTCCCATCCGGGAGCACCATCCCGGCCCTGTGGGTCCGGGGCTTCCCGTCTGCCGTGACGCTGGAGCTCGGGCTCAATCCGAACCAGCTGCGGCCGGACTGGAGGGCGGACGGGATCGAGGCCATCCTCGAAAACCCGCCCGAGCTGGATCGAGTCGGCACCGGAGCCGTCACCCGCCGCACCTGGACCCTGACCTTCACGCAATGGGACACCCGCCGAACCCTGGCGGAAGCGGTCATCAGGGCCCACCGCGCCTATCCCTCGGCCCGGAAACGGCACCAGCGGCAGACCGCCGACACCTACGAGCGGCTCATCGTTGAGCTCCTCGACCACGTTCTCATCCAACCGCTCTAGGAGGGCAAAATGACGATCGACTACGCCATCGGCGCTTCCTTCCACAAGGCGAATCGGAGCCTCCTGCGAGTGGTTCCGCTCAAGTCGCCCTGCCGCTATTTCGCCACCCGCGACTCCGCTGGATTCATCACCCTGCCGACTCTCGATCCTGGCTATGCCTACACCGAGCTGCAGGGTGTGTCGCAGGCCGGCTTCCAGGTGGACAACAACGAAAAGGAGTTCAGGCTGTTCGGCGATGACGGATGGTCCGACTCGGTGACCGTCGGCAGCCGCGTGCGTAGCAGCATGCAGACCTACTTCCGCAAGAATGTGGAGGTGCCCGCTGGTCAGGCCTGCCCCGAGTTCCGCGGCGACTACAGCGAGGATTACGCCATCATCGAGCGTAGCCGGTATGATACCGACTACGAAATCTACTTCGAGCTGCTCAAGGAAATGGGCAGGGTGAATGGTGATTCCGGGGATTACATCTACGACTTCGCCGGCTTCAACGGCGTGGCCAGGAACTACAAGGAGAGCCCGACTCCGGAAGACCTGACCATGGTGACGTTCGACGTGATGTCCCGTGGCCGCGGCATTTTCGGCCGTTACAACTCCGGTTCCACTCCGATCCCCATCGGTGAGATCCAGAGCACGCTGCTCTTTACCTTCCCCGCCAGCGCCAACACCGGCACCCGTCGCTACGCCACGGTGCCGGCGGCCGACGCCAACGGGGTATCTGTCAGCGCTGCCATCACCGTCACCTACACCGATGGGACCGACCCTCTGGCCCAGCTGCGCCTGGGGCAGCCGGACGGCAGCGGGTTCCGCCTCGAAGTGGGGAGCACCGGCATTCGGGTTCCCTGCACCGTCACCTTGGGCGGTGGCGGCAACAACGTGGTCACGATCACCCCGCAGGCGAACCTCGGATCCGGCACCATCTTCCACCTCATCGTCCGGGACGGCGCCATCACCCAGGCGATCGACGGCAGCGGCAGCCCCAATGCGAACGGGGTGCTCAAGCCCCTGCAGGGCTTCTCCAGGCTGTTCCGCACCGCCTGATCGCCCTAGCCTGCCAGCGCAAGGTAAGCAGGGGGCCGCTCGACCGGCCCCCTTTTTCATGCCCGACACCTTTCACCCGCTGCTGACGGATCCGCTCCGGAGCATCTTCCTGATGCACTGCACCCTGACGGCATCCGGCAGTCTCACCGCTGCGGTGGCCGTGGTGGATGCCTCAGTGACCAGCGACCATGCCAGGCTGCAGGCGGTGGCAGATGAGAGCCATGCCGTCTACGACGTGACCCTCCCTCCTCAGATGGTCGGTCGTGGGTGTCGCTATAAGGCATTCCAAGCCCAGATGGGCTATCACCAACTTCCATCCCCATGAGCAATAAGGATCGCCTGTTTGCAGGCCTCACAGAGGAATACGCCTACTTTGGCAACCTCAGACTGCGGAAGTATGGAGACGTTCTCAACGGTGAGGCGGAGATTCTGGAGGATGACGACAGGCGTAGCGGGCAGGAGCTCTACCGGCTGGAAACGGTAAAGCAGGCCATCGCCACCGCCGAGGGCATCACCGAGGAGGAGGTGACCAAGCGGATCTTCACGACCGAGACCCAGGACAAGTCGCTGGTGCTCAAGTACGGCAGCCAGATCGCCGCGCTGGTCGCTCAGCAGACCAACACGGTCACGGCGGCCATCGCCCTGGCGACCCTCTTCATCCAGTCCCGGGGGGAGGTGCTGATGGAGGACGGCAGCTGGGAGCCCATCGAGGGATGGACCGAGGCCGACACCCGCCGGTGGCCGAAGGGCCAGCGTGCTCAGCTCGATGCGTTCATCGCTGAGGAGCGCGCCGCAGCTGGGGGAAAGCCGAAGCCCAACCCGGCTCCGTCCGCAAGGAGAGTGCGGGCGAGGCACGGGAGCGCCTGAGGAAGTTCCTCGAACGGCCGCGGTTCGATTGGAACCGGGTCTACATCCTCCTCAACTCCGGCCCGTTCTCCGACCCCCGCTTCCACGCGAGCACCTTCGCCCGGCAGCCGATGCGCCAGACCCTTGGCGTGCTCGACCAGGTGATGCGGCGCGAGCGGTGGCTGCTGAATGCCCAGTCCGCGTCTACCGCCAGGGTGGGCGAGACGGTGGCCATCGCGGCCAGCATGGGGAAGGACGAGAGGACCGAGCTCGACTTCCTGCCGTTCCCCGCCGAGGCCCGGGATCGTCAGAGCCGGATCAGCGAGGCCGCGGCCACCACCGTCCGGTGGCTGATCAAGGATCGGCTGCTGCCCCTCGATGTGGCCGCCATGCTCATGGAGGATCTGCCGAAGCATCACGAGGAGGAGACGCCAGACTGATCCGCTGCGATGGATGAATGACGGCAAGCGGGGGCGGGGCACCGACTGGCTATGACCTAGGCGGTGCCGTGCTGCGGCTCTACGGCGACCGCAGCGCCCTGGACCGCGAGCTGGAGCTGCTCAAGCGCTACACGGACAAGCTCGAAGCGCAGGGCATCCGCGTCAAGTTCGACGTGGATGGCGTCCAGGGGGCGACCCGGGACATCGACGGGTTCCGACAGCAGCTGTCGCAGGTGGCCCAGTCTCTGCGGGCCGTCCGCGATGGCATCCAGGGGGATGATTCGGTCTGGCGGGGGATCTCCACCCGCCTCGCGGCGATGGGGGAGGCCGCGGCGGCCAGCGGCGGGCGCCTCGGGGCGCTGGGCAGCGCCGCGGCCAACCTCGCGGCCGGCGGGGTGCGGCTGCTGCCGATCCTCGGGCAGATCGGGCTCGCCGCCGAAGGCCTGCGGTCCATCTTCGAGGGGGTGACCGGGGCGATCAATGGCGTCCTCGCGCCACTGCAGGCCCTGGCCGCCGAGACGGGCCGGTTCAACCAGCAGGTGGCAGAGGCCGCCATCTTCACCGCCAACGCATTCGCGGTGTTCGGCCCCGACGGCCGGATCATCGAGGGCACGGCCCAGCAGATGCGAGCCCTGCGGGGGGTGGTCACCGACGAGTTCCTCCAGATCCAGCGGGAGGTGGCCCAGATCAGCGGCGCCACCTCCGCCGAGGTCTACGAAGGCTTCAACATCATCTTGCAGAACGTGGCCGGCCTGGGGGAGGCCGGCCAGAAGATGGAGAACCTCTCGAAGCTGGCGCTTCGGACGGCCGCGGCGATGAACACCCTGAACATTCCAGGGTTCCAGCTGCGCAGTGAGCTGCAAAGCCTGCTGACTGGTGACGTGCAGATGTACGACCAGCTGGCATCGAAAATCTATGGCGCCGGCGCGGCCGACAAGATCCGGCAGTTGCAATCGGAAGGGAAATACTACGACGACTTGATGGCCAAACTGCAGAAGCTGTACGACGGCCAAAAAGTGCTGGCGCTGTCACTGGAGAACGTTAAATCTAACTTCGCCGACGTGTTCCAGACGATCAGCGCCCAGGCAGGAGTGGCGCTGGAGCGTGGCCTGGCCCGCATGATGCAATCGGTCCTGACGCCATTGACCAGCCTGCAGGACTCCTTCACCATGCTGGGCCGCTCCCTGGCGGACGCCTTCGAGCCAGTGTTCAAGATCCTCGGGCAGGTGGGGTCGGCCGTGGTGTCCGTGGCGTCAGCCCTTGCCTCGATCGCGTCCATCGCCATGAACGTGGCCGCTGTGGTGCTCAACGCCGTGGGGCTCGGGGTGCTGCCAGTGCTGGAGATTGCGGCCAAGAGCCTGGAGACCATCGCGAAGCTGGTCGAGATCATCGCGAAGCTGATCGACATCGCGCTGAAACCAGTGAGCGCGCTGTTCCGCGTGTTCGGAGAGGTGAGCGTCGAGAGCGTCGATAACTTCTTCGACGTGATCATTCGCCAGCTCGAACGGTTCAACAACCTCCTCGACCAGGTAGGGAAAAAGATCGCGGGGCCGGGCCGGGCCATCGTCTCCTGGGCGGCTGGCCTGGCGGCGCAGGTTGCGGTCGTGTCCGACCCGCAGACGGGGCAGGTACGGCGGCTGACCGCTGAGGAGCGGCGGGACATGGTGGCCCGGGCTGAGGCCTCCTACGACGCGAGCACCGGCACGAACCAGAGCGTTTCGATCTCCGCCATGGGGTACAACCCCAAGACGGTCGCGCTGATGGATGAGCTCACCCGCCGGTACGGCAGCAGCAGCCAGCGGCAGCTGCAGACCGCGAAGGAGGTGAGCCAGATCAAGCAGGACACCTACCGGAACGAGATCACCAGCCTGGAGAACGGCCTGCGGCTGCTGCAGGCCCAGAAGTCGATGCAGGAGGCCATGAACGGCCTGGCGGAAGCGCGCCGCGACATGGCGATGAAGCAGGCCGCCTTCCTCGGGCAGCTGGCGGTCTCGCCTGAGGCCCGCCTGGCGGCAGGCGACCGGCAGAACCAGCTGGCGGCAGACCAGGAGAGGGAGCGGATCCGCGAGAGGGTCGGCATGCTCGGCATGGAGCGGGAGATGCTGCGGCAGCAGCTGGCCATCCAGGAGCGACAGGCGGCGATCCAGCGCGAGGGGCTGGTGATTCAGCAGCTGGAGCTCCGGATCCAGCGCGACAAGGCCAGCGCCGCAGCGGTGGATGTCTACTCCAAGATCCAGACGATGCAGCGGGGAGGTGTGAGCCGGGACAACCCGCAGCTGCTGGCGGCGCAGGAGACCTTCCGCCAGCTCAACCGGGAGGTCGATCTCCGCAACAGCCAGCTGGGGGTGATCCGCCGCCAGATCGAGCTCAGCGACGAGGGGGCGAAGATCAGCCAGACGATCAACACCATCGAGGAGCGACGCCTGGGGCTGCAGGAGCAGACCCTCGGGGTGCAGGAGCAGCTGGTGGGCCTGACCCTGGAGCAGCAGCAGCAGCTCTCTGCGCTGCAGCGGCAGGAGCAGCAGCTCCAGAACCAGGCCGCGGCGAAGAAGAAGCTCCTGGAGGAGGGCCTCAGCCCGCTGGAGGCCGAGCTCAAGGCGCTGCAGCAGCAGCAGGAGGCCGGCGGCCGGCTGGAGCAGATCGAGAAGGCCAGGGGAGAGCTGGCCAAGGCCCGCGTCGCCAACGAGGTGAAAGCCGCGGAGAACGCCCTCAAGCTCGCTCAGCTGCAGGAAGGGGCCCGCCGCGGCGGGGCCGATGAGTACCTGGCGCTGGTGGCCGAGCAGATCGCCACCGGGCAGAGGGGGCAGCTCACCGTGGTGGATGCCACGCGGCGGCTCTACGAGGCGCGGCAGAAGCAGCTGGAGCAGGAGCAGGCGATGCAGCGCCGGGCGCTGGAGATCCAGCAGCAGCGGGAGATGTCCGAGCGGCGAATCGCGATGCTGCAGCTGCAGATCCAGCTGGGGCAGGCCAAGCTCCAGGAGCTGGAGCTCCGGAGCCAGCAGGCCCTGCTGGGGCTCCGGGCGGAACGGGACGCCATCTCTGGCACGGTCACCGGCGCCGGCGCCCTACCCACCACTGGCGGGGCGACCCAGGGTGGGGTGGCGAACTTCCTGCCCTTCTCGAGGAGCCCGTCGATCAACGACGGCACCGATGCCTGGAGGGATGGCGGCACTCGCCGCCACAACGGCCAAGACATTGGGGTGGATTGGAACGGTGACCGCACCGTGGCGGCGCGGATGGACGGGAAGGTGATCGATGCCTACTCCAGGGGTTTCGGCACCGTGGGGGGTGCCGTGGTGGTGCGCTACTCGAACGGGCAGGAGGGCACCTATGGCCACGTCACCCCGGTGGCGGGCCTCAGGCCGGGGATGACGGTCGCCGCCGGCCAGAAGATCGCGGACGTGACCCCAGACCGTCGAGGTCGTGGCGACAACACCCACTTGCACTACGAGCTCCGGGACGCCCTCGGGAAGGTCCTGAATCCGCTCACCGCGGTGCTGCAGAGCCTGGCCGTGAAAGCGGGACAGATGCCGGCGGCCCAGCCCTCCGCGACGGCAACCAGGACCACTGGCCGCGGCGCCCCTCAGGGGGTGCCTCAGCTGGATGCCACCGGGGCCGCCCGGCTGGATCGGTTCCTGAACTACCTCGCGTTCATCGAGAGCGGATTCAACAACGGCGCGCAGAACGCCAGCAGCGGCGCCATCGGGCGCTTTCAGTTCACCGCCCCAACGCTCCAGGACGCCCGAGAGAAGTACGGCATCGATCCGGCTGACCTGAGGAGCAGCGACTTCGCGAGGCAGAAGAGGGCCGTGGCCGAGTTCATCCGGAAGGACGCCATCGAGGCCTACCGGGCCATCACCAGCGGGAACACCCCCCTGGCGGAGCAGCTGCTGCTCCGCCGCTGGCCGTCCCTGCGCGGCGGGGACCAGGCCGCCACCGGTGATCGCCTCGCCACCGGGCTGAGCTACCTGAACGGCGCCGCGCCACCGATCCCCGGCTCCATCGCCGCCGGAGCGCAGAGCCTCACCGGTCGCCTGCTCGGGGCCGGCCAGACGCCCGACAGCGTGACCAACGAGGCGGAGCGCCTCACCCAGGGCCTCACGGAGAACACGGGCGTGCAGGAGCAGCTCCAGACGGCGCTCACGGAGCTCACCGAATGGATCAAGAAGCTGCCAGACCTGTTCAAGGACCAGTCCGACACGCTGAACGAGCAGCAGCAGGGCGATGCGGCCAGCCTTCGGCTGGAGGGGGTGCGGGCCCGGGTGGAAGCGGCACTGAATGCCGATCCGCAGGTGCGATTCGCCCGCGACCAGACCAACATCATCACGGGGGGGATCGGCAACCTCGTTCGCACCGGTGTGATGGGCCTGGCCAGCGGGAACACGGCCGGCCTCAAGGAAGCGCTGGCGGGGGCCTTGGCCGACCTCGGCAGCCGGATGCTGGAGAGCACAGTGAACGCCCTGCTGGAGCCGCTGCTCGCGCAGCTGTCGGGCGTGCTGGTCAACGCCATGGCCGGCCCGCGGATACAGGAGATCGCCGCCACCCAGGGGCTCACCGCCGCCGGCGGCACTCTGCAGACCGCCGGGGTCGCCCTGACGAATGCGGCCCTCATGCTCTCCGCCCTCTCCACCGCGCAGGGGGCCGGCGGGGCCCTGGGGGGCATCGCCAAGGTGTTCGGAGCCATCGGCGGGGCCTTCGGGGGGTTCGGCCTGCCTTCGCTGGTGCCCGGGGCTGAGGCGCTTGCATCCACCCTCCCGAACTTCGCGGGCAGCCTCGGGGCGGTGCAGTTCAACCCCTTGGCCTTCTCCAGCGGCTTCGCCGGGTTCTTCGCCGGCGGGGGCGACATCGACTGGGGGATGGGCGCCGTGGTGGGCGAGAGAGGCCCGGAGCTGGCCTATTCCGGCCGGCCGAGCTCGATCATCTCGGCCGACCGCACCGCCACCATCCTGTCCCGCACGCGGCAGGCCCTGGAGTCCTCACGGTCCGAGCGGCAGCAGAGCGGCATGCTGGCCCAGCTGGAAGAAATGCCGGCGCGGCCGATCCCCATCGAGAGCCGCGTCATCAATCAGGTGGAGTACGTCACCCGCGAACAGGCGCAGCAGCTGGCGGAGCGGGCGGAGATGCGCGGGGCCCGTCGGGGGCAGGCCATGGCGTTCAACGAGATGCAGAACAACCTCCGCGTCCGCCGCCGGCTGGGGATGGGCTGATGTCTGAGTTCAACACCGCCCAGTACATCCGCTTTCAGACCGATTGCGGCGACTACGTTCCCGAGCGGGCCTTTCAGGCCTACTTCATCAACAAGCAGCGCACCTTCGAGGGAGTGGTCTACCGCTGGTGCCCGTTTCGCATCTCCGGCGGCGGCTCCTCCCTCGGCGGCTCCGGCATGCAGGCCTCATTCGTCACGGTGCCGAACCCCCTCACCGTCGCCCTGGTGGCAGAGGCGTGCCTCTCGGAGTGGCTGATCGAGGTGAAGACCGTCCTGATCAACGTGCTGGGGCCGGACTCGATGACCGAGGCCATGACCGTGAGCACCGAGCTCTGGAGCTGCACCGGCGGGAAGCGCGAGGAGGCCCCGGCCGATTCGGAGGAGGAGGACACGAGCAACTGCACGATCCAGCTCACCACCCCCCTCGATGCGGTGGGGCTGGACGTGCCGCGCCGCGTGCTCAGCGCTCACATGGTCGGGTCGCTGCCGCCGACCGGATCCATTTTCGCGACGTGACCACACTGAGCCATGGTGAACCCTGAGACCTGGCAGCCGTGGCTCGGCCTGCCGCACATCATCGGCGCCGATCCGGCGGAAGGCCGCGGCGCCTGCTGCCTCCGGATGGCCGCGGCTCTCTACCGGGCCGCAGGCCGGCCATTCCCCGACCCCGACCCATTCCTGGAGCTCGCCCGCCGGGGGCAGTGGGGCGTGCTCCAGATCCGATTCGAGAAGCTCTCTGAGCCGGTGGAGCCGGGCCCCCTGGCGCTCACCCTCCTGCGCAACCCCCGCGAGGGCCTCGGGATCGGCATCCACGTTGGCACCCACCTGCTGATGCCCCACCATCGCCGCGGCGTGGTGGCGGTGCCTGTGGAGCTGCTCAAGCCCCTGGCCTATCGCCGACCCCTGGAGATGGCCTGATGCGGTTCGACCACCAGGCGCCGCCGCTGCTGCCGGAGACCCGGTACATCGCGAACATGCTCGGGCTGAGCGTGGAGGAGTTCGAGCGGTTCGAGGCGGAGATCCGCTCGAAGGTCCGCATCGACCCGAGCGTGCCGCAGGCCGGCCTCGAAACCCTGGCCCTGGTGTCGCTGGTCAGCACCGTGGTGTCGGTGGGCCTCACCCTGGTGGCCAGCTTCCTCAAGCCCCGGGCCAGGCAGAACCGGCCGCTGCAGGTGGACCGGATCAATTCCGACCAGGCCAACATCACCCGGACCGCCCGCTACGCCCAACGGGTTGGATTCGACTCGGTGCAGCAACCGGCACCGCTCCAGTCCGTCGTGCCCCTCGTGTTCGCCCGCCGGCAGGAGCTGCCCGAGCAGGCCTCCCCACCGCGCCCCGCGGGCCGCTACGGGGGCATCCGAGTCTCCACCCCCCTGATCTGGTCGCAGCTCACATGCCGGGGCGGCTCGCAGTTCCTCCGTGCCATGTTCCTGGTGGGCGCCGGCCGCATCCCCTGCGTGGACGCTGGTGGGTTCGCCCTGGGGGACACGGCGCTCAGCAACTATGACCTGGAGTCGGCCGCGGCGAATGCCTCCAGCTCTCGGCTCTCGATCTACTGGCGGGAGAACGGCGGAAGGATCACCGCCAGCGACCAGCTGGCAGGCCGTGCAGCGTCCGCGGATCCAGGGAACGCCATGCTGCAGGGCGCCCCCGATGTGTTCTGCGTCAAGGGGGCAGGGAATGAATGGCGGCAGGACTTCTGCTACACCACGAAGCCCTCCGCTTCCACTGTGTTCGGCATCTACGGAATGCTGCCGAACAACCTCGCCCTGCGGATCAGCCCCAGGCTGCAGCCCACAGTTCAGTTCCAGACGAAGGCCAAGAATCAAGGCCGCAACTACTTCTGCTACACCGAGGACGACCCCCAGGCGATTGCATCCTTCTGGAAGTCGAAATACTGCTGGAGCGGTAGGGCGGGCATCATTGATACCTCCACCGGCGGCGAGCAGCTGGAGGTAGGCGATGAGTTCGTCTATCAGCTGGTGAGCGGATCCGATGCGAAAACCCGCATCCGGTTCGACCGCACCAACAGCGTGATCAGTCCCGACACCAAGGGGGAGGTGCTCGGTGAGGTGGACTGTGGCGACATTGCATCCACGGTCTCGGGCAGACAGAGAACGGCGGACGACCTCCTCCAGCTGGGGGAGATGTTCAGGGCTGGCAGCTGCTTGGCGGTCCTGATCGACCGTTCCCCCACTGATGGAGTCTTCATCAGCGATGGGGAAAACGAGCCGGTGGGGGGCGGCAGGACCATGCTCTACCGCTTCCGAGTGGTTCGAGCGGGGCGCCTGAGCAGAATCCTCGGGCCTTTCCTCAATCCGGAGACCTCCGGCCGTGTCATCCGGCCGCCCAGGGGCGTCGGCTGGGGCGACGATGAGGACGGAGGGCCGAGATACTCGACCGCCAGCAACACGGCCCAGCTGTTCCGCTGCGCGACCGCCACGATCACCCTCCCGCGCCCCTGCCGTGTGTTCGAGGTGAATGTCCGGTCAGCGGTGGGCCTGCGGGTGCAGGGCCTGTGCAACTTCCGCGACGCCCTCACATTGTCGGAAATCAATCAGCGTGCTGGGCAGAAGTACAACGGCCAGACGTTCGACGAAGGCGACCGAGTGTCAATCTGCCCGGGCTACGTGTCGGGCGTGATCAACGCCACCGCCCAGAGATACTCATTCTGGCGGGTACACTACAGAAAGAGAGGAGGAAGCTGGACGAAACTCGCCGCCACGATTGGGGTAAGGAGTGACACCAGTGAAGCGATTTATACATCGATCCGGTACGAGATGCCGGCCACCAGATCGTGGGAGCTGTGGTACGAGCCTGTCTCTAGCTGGGAAGTGCGCCGTGGCTTTGTGGACTCGCCACTGATCATCTGTGATCCGAAATACAGCCGAGAGCAGCAGCGAGCATTCCCCGAGCAAGAGGGGATCATCATCTACTGGACCGGCACAACGGTGAGGCGGACGCGCAAGACATTTAGCCTCGACATCATCGAGCCCCGAGAAGCACTTGAAATTGGCCTGTCGGATGACGAGTCGATTGCCGACGACTGGGGAAAGATCGCTGAAACGTTTGTCTGGGAGGAAATCCAGAGCACAGCGCTGAATGGTCCCGAGCATGAGGTGGTCGGGATCAACATCATCAGCGAGAACGAACGGCCGCCGCTGTACGACAACCTGAGCATCCTCGGGCTGAACATCAGGGCGTCCCGTGAATGGGCCCAGTTCTCCCAGTTCTCCGCCTACCTCTCCGGCGGGATGACGATGCCGTGCCTGCTGGAAGAGGACCGGTGGGCATCGAGCAACCTCTACCCGGACATCCTCCGGTTCCTGCTGCTCAGCGCCCGGGACGGCGCCGGCCGGCGGATCAAGGCGGCGCAGATCGACCGGGAGGCCTTCGAGGCCGCCGCGGCCTGGTGCCAGCGCCGCCGCTACTTCTGCGATCTCGGCCTGAGCGAGCGGATCAACCTCCGGCGGTGGGCATCCGATGTCGGGGCCTCGATGCTCCTCGACGTGGTGCAGAGCTCCGGCCGCTGGGCCCTGGTTCCGGCCGTCCTGTTCCCCGAGGACGGCCCGGTGCCGATCGCGGGCCTCTTCACCAACGCCAACATCGCCGAGGGCACGTTTGCCCTGGAGTTCGTGGAGCAGCAGGACAGGCAGCCCATCCAGGTATCGGTGAAGTGGCGAGAGGAGAGGGCCCGGGATGACCTGACGAGCGGCGGCCTCTTCCCGGTGGAGCGGGAGGTGCTGGTGCGCGAGGCGGACCGGCCGGACACGGACCCGATCGAGGGGTTTGACGCCAGCGACTACTGCACCAACCTGGAGCACGCGATCGATTTCGCCGCCTACGTCATCCGCGTGCGGCGACTCATCACTCACTCAATCCGGTTCGTGACCAGCCCCGAGCACATCAAGGCCGACCTCAAGGCGGGCAGCTACATCCGGGTGGCCACCGACCTGAGCTTCTATGACGAGTTCGCCAACGGCGGAGTCCTGGGCGACGGCACCCTGGTGACCAGTCGTAGCGATCTCCTCACCCCTGGCACCCATGCGGTGTGGGCATGGACCGGCGCCAGCGATCCCGTGCAGGAGACGACCCTCACGGTCAACAACGACGGCACTGCCTCGCCCACTGGCATTCTGTTCGTGAAGAAGACGAGCACCAGCCAGGAGCGCACCTACAAGGTCCAGGACATCAAGATCGACCAGCGGGGAGCGATCACGATCGAGGCGATTCACCACCCTACTGATAGCAACCGCATCTCTCTGATCGGCAAAAACTGGCCGTCATACGACTTCACCCAGCAGCGCTACGTCTCAGACTCGAACTGGATCATCCAGGCTGGCTAACGGCCGTCGCTACGCTGACGCAGCTCTGCCCTGAATCATGCCCATTGCCCTGACGAAGTTCAACTGCTGGCCGCTTGATCTGGGCCTCAAGAAGCACGATCTGAGCTCTGATGCGTTCTTCATGGCGCTCAGCAACACAGCCCCCAGCGCGGGAAACACAGTTCTTGGAGACATCACGCAGATAAGCCCTGGCAATGGTTATAGCGCTGGTGGCTTCTCGTTGACCGCAACGGGTAGGAGTTTCTCGGGCTCCGGCGGCATCGCCAGGATGATTGTCGCAGACTACACGCTCAGTGCATCGGGCGGAAACATCGCCACCTTCCGTTACCCCTTCATCTACAACAATACCCATCCATCCAAGCCACTGGTGGGATGGGGTGACATTGGAGCGGCGATCACTATCACCGATGGCACCTCCTGGCTATTCGACTTTGACCCGACCGATGGCGTGATCGTCATTCAGTGAGCGGAGAATGGTGAACCGCATCCTCAGCTGGGCGATCGATGCGGGCCTGTGGGATCCGCTCGATCTCGATCTGCCCATTGCCAGTGAGCCGCCGACCTCTGCGGTCATCGGTGCGCTCACCACCAGCGCCGGCCTCCGCGGGCCTTCCGTCGTTCCCGCCGGGGTCGAGGTGGGTGCGCTCTCGACAACAGCAGCCCCGGTCGGCTTCATCCTTTGGCAGCTGACTGCTGAGGCGCTCGTCTCCAGCGCCGAGCTTCAAGGCTTCGCGCTCAGGAGCGTCGCCGGGGCCTTCGGCCCGTTGGTGACCACTGCTCAGCCGCAGCCTTTCGACGGCCGCGGCCTGATCCCGCTGGCGAATCTTGAGACCACCGGCGAGCTGCAGGCCTTCACGGCGAGGCCGACCGGCATTCAGCTCTCCGGACTGATCACCAGGGCGACCCTGCGGCCCCTCGAAGCGCTGCCGATCACCCCCTTTGGGGGCCTGGTCACTTCCGCCAGCCTGCTCAGCCTGACCGTGGCAATCAGCACGGGCAGCAGCAGCGTCGAAAGGCTGGCCTCAGAGGCCCAGCTGGGCACGTTCTCCCTGCGGGAGCTCAACCCGAGGGGAAGGTTCTCGGCCCTGGCCACCGCCGCGGCGTTGGGCGGCGTGCGGGTGGTGCAGCTCACGCCCGCCAGCTTCCCGGCCCTGCGGCCCTCGACCCTCAACTTCACGCCGCCGCAGCACGCGATCATCAGCGCCCGGATGCAGAACGGGCGGACGGTGGACAGCCTGCTCGCCGATGAGCCGGGCGGTGCAACCCTCGACCTTGGGTTCAGGGTCATCCCCGACGCCAGCGCAGAAGCGGTGTGGGCCAGCCACGAGGCCGCGAAGGGGCACGCCCAGGACTTCCTCCTGCCCCCCGAGGTGCTGGCCTACGCCGACGGCGAGCTGGCCGCATTCCTGAGCCTGGAGGGCACGCGGCAGCGGTGGGTCTATCGAGGGCCCCCGGTCATCACCGCTGCGGGCATCCCGGGCTACAGCAACGTGCGAGTCCAGCTCCGGTCGCGCAACGCCCCCCCGATCAATCGATTGCCTGCCCCCGTCGAGCCCCCTTGCCCGGCCGCAGCGTTCGAGGATCCCGGCGCGCCAGTCAACTGCGATTCGAGCTTCACGCCGGGGGGCTCTTGCGAGTGCGCCACCATCGCGGGAACGCCATCGGTCGGGCAGACCTTGACCCTGGGCCCAGTGATCTGCACCGACGGGGAGGCCACTATCACAGATGTGCAATGGCTGCGGAATGGAGTGCCCGTGTGGGCCGCTTACGGCGCCGCCCAGTACGCCCCGGCCACGGAGCCATCGTCAGACATGAGCCTCGATGCGCCCCTGATCACGGATTCCACCGGGACCAGCTACGCGGCGTTCTGGCTCGGTGCTCCTCATGTGGTCGCGTTTCGCAGCGATTTCAGCGTCCGGTGGGTGCGCTCCTACAAGGCCGACACGGCCAACTTCGCCCCCACAACCGGCATCCGGACCCGTTGCCCCCGACTCGCAATTGATCCGCAGGGCCGGCTGTGGATGGCCTTCACCCGCTACAAGCAGGACGTTTTCGGCAACAGCCCTGACCACCGGTTGCGGCTCTATGTCTGCCGGCTGAACAGCGACACCGGTAGGGTCAGCCAGACGATCTGCCACCAATTCCGAGTCCCGACCACCTCCGGCGGTTCTGCCGGGATCGCCGAGAGCGGAATCACCGACATGGTGATCACATCAGGAGGCGATTTCCTGTTCTGCGGTGCCCGCCGCATCCCCTCCTCTTCTCTCCTGGTGGCGAGCCTCTACCGCTTCGACGGGAGCCTGGCCTACCAGTGGGGGAAGCTCATCCCCGGCGCCGCCACCGAGAGCACCATCGCCCGGCGAGTGGTGGTCGCCGCCGGCAAGGCCTACGTGGCGATTGATTCGGAAGCTGGATCCGGTGGGCAGGTGCCATTCCTGGCGGTCTTCGATGACACCGGAGCCTCTGTGGGCGCCCCGGTTGGCGGCACCATCCCCGACGTGCTGGTGGGGGGCGGCAGCACCTCAAAGCGGCTGCGAGCCACGAGCGTGGCGGTGGACACCGCGGGCGCCATCTTCCTCTCCCTGGCGGCCGATGGCGCAGCGGGACGGGAGAGCGACCGCCGCTTCGGGGCGATGCGCCTGAGCAGCAGCCTCACCGCCACCTGGTGCCGATTCTTCGACCTGACCGGTAACGGCAGCCTCGCGATAGGGAGATCACAGCTCACCGACCTGCAGATGGACGGGGCCACCGTCTGCGGCCTGGGGTTCTCCGCCGGGGCGGCAGGGGAGGCTTCCGTCTACGTGCTGCAGCTCACAAGCGCTGGCGGAATGGTCCGGCTGCGACGGCTGAGGAGAGAGGGGATCGCGCTGCAGAACGATGCTGCTCGGCTCGGCATCAACCGCTCCGGCGCCAGGGTGCTGCCGATCCATGCCGGCCGCGGCCACCTCCTCACCCTCGACCCGGACAGCGCACAGAGCGGGACTTACGACATCCCCGGGGTGACGCCTGACCTTGTGATCACGTCCCTTGCGGCCGACGTACCGACAGCCGCCACTCCGACCCTGTTCACGATGTCAGCGGTCGATGAACCATCTCGATCAACCCTGCAGACGGACGTGCTCGGGGTTGATTCGGAAGCTCCGACTCGCGATCTCTCCATGCTGAACCTTGTCGGCATCACAGGCTGAACCATGCCTCTGTCTCTGACGACCTACACCGTGAGGGCCGGCGACGCCGGCAAGAGCATCTCGGCCTTGGTGCGCTACAGAAAACCGAGCGGCGAAGTAGGTAGCTGCACAACAGCCGGCATAAGCATTCCCCCCCCATTGCCTGCAGACGGCAGCCTTCTACTGCGAATGGAAGGTGAGAACAACTCGACTTCGATTATCGACAGCGGGCCCGATGAGCGAACTGTCTCGATCATCGGAAGTGGGCGCATCTCGACCGCACAATCCAAGGCCGGACTGTCTTCCTACTACAGCCAGACCATTAACGACAGGCTGCTGGTGTCTGGGCTCTTCAACTATGGCCCGGGGGACTTCACCTGGGAGACATGGTGGTATCCGACCGAGTTCACCAACGGCTACAAGGCGCTGTTTTCGGTGGCAGGGAGTGTTACATCGTGGCACCTTTTCACAAACGACGACCTAATCGGAAGAAGGATGTTGTTTGTGCGAGAGAATGGCGTTGGCGATTTCTACGTCCTCGACGGCTTGTCAGGGGTGACGATCCCACTGAACCAGTGGAACCATGCGGCCGTGACTCGCGAGGATGGAATCCTACGCACACGCTTTAACGGAGTCGTGTTGCAGTCGGGGCCTTTCCCGGATAGCGTCTCCGGCATCTGCTCCGTGGGCACCCATGCGACCGATGGATTTGCCTTCGGCCCGGGTTACAACCCCTTGGGAACAAGAATAGGTTTTCTCGACCTCGTTAGAATGTCTCCATTCTGCCGGTATCCGGGGGCTGACCCATTCATCCCCCCCGTGGACTACTGATGTCTGTTGCATTCCCTGCTTTGGTGCCGTCCGGCCGTGAGTTCGTCTGCCCCAAGTTCCGCGTGTCTGTAGGGAAGCTGCCCGATTTCGGCAGCGGCCTTTTCGAGTCGCCGCGGGAGGTGGGGAACAAGGGCTATGACAGCCGGCTGAGCCTGACCTTCCAGACCCGTACCGGCGCCGAAACTGCAGAGGTGCTATCGGCTTACCGTGCCAGCATCAGCGGCCTTCTGCCCCTCTCCTTGCCGGAGGAGATCGTGGGTGGCATCGATGATCCGACCCTTGCCTCGAAGATGCGGGAGGCGGAACACCTCGAATGGAAGTTTGCCGGACCGCCCAGGGTTGAGGGGGTGCTTCCGACGGGCATCTCTAACCTGCGGGTGGAGCTGATCGCGAAGATGCCATGATCCCCATCGGCGCCCTGGCCCAGCTCCGGTTCAACGGGCAGAAGGTGGGTCGGGTGATCAACTTCAAGCTGCGGATCGCTCGCGGTGCGGTGGAGAACACCCCCCTCGATCTGTGGGACGACACGTTCGTATCGGGCCGGCGCAACAGCTCGGGCACCGGCATGGTGGTCTACGACCCCGCCGACGGTCCAACCGCTGCCCTGATGAATGCTGTGCTGCTCGACAGCGCAGCCACCCAGGGCTTCGAGCTGGTGTTTGACCGGGTGCTCGGCAAGTCCATGGAGTTCGGCGCTGTGCTGACCCAGCTGGAGCCCGGGGTGGCATTCGGGGAAGCAATGATCGTGCCGGTGTCCATCCAGCTCTCTGGCAAGCCTGTGGGGACGTTCTGATGTCGGCTCTCTCTGGCGCGGGTGGTGATCTGGAGCTGCGGCGGCGGTTCCCCGATCCCGTGGTGCTGCCCGCCGCGGCCCTCTCCGGAGGGTTCCTGACGCTGCGGTCCGACGACTTCTTCCCCACCGATCAGGTGGTGCTGGTGCATGGGTCAGGGGTGGTGACCGGCTTCCTGCACCGGGACCTCCTCGATCGGGTGACGCTCCACAGCTCCGCCCGGGGGGCCCTGAACAACGAGGCCGGCACCAGGGTGAGCCTCTCGGGAGTGGCGGCCGGGCCCACCGTGCTGGCCACGGCCGGGCCCTCTGCGCAAACCGCAGTGCTCACCGCTTTCCGGGCCGCCCTGACGGATCCGGTGACCGAAGAGATCGGCCTGCGGCGGTGGCCGACTGTGATCAGCGACTACATCACGGCGGGGCTGAGCGAGGGCAACTGGACGGGGTGGCGGTTTCAGGGGCAGGTGGGCACTTGGCGGCTCAAGCGACGGGCCCTCATGGCGGACATCAGCAGCATCGGCGAGCTCTTCGGCGAGGGCACGAAGGCTGGCATCACGGGCACCGGCACCATGGAGTTCTCGATCGACCTCTACGCCGACGCCCCCCGGGACGGTGCCGATCCCCTGCTCCGCTACCTGCTGCTGACGGAGCGTGCGAGCCGGATCGATGCCAGGTTCTACCTCCGCAAGGTGAGCACCATGGAGGCCTCGCCATCCTGTACTGACCGGACGGCACTGATCGAGGCCCTGTTCTTTCGGGCGCAGCTCATCGTCATCGATGACGAGACCGATTGCTCCACCCAGGACCTGGTGGCGGGTTCCATCGACTTCGCCACGTTCGGCCCGATCCGTCTCGGCAGCGACATCCTGCCCGGCCCCTGACTTCCGAAACCCGACCCATGGCACCCCACGCAACCACGACCCGGCGCCGGCGGCGGCCGGCCGCTCGAAAGGCGGCGCCCGTCATCCCGCCGCGGCCCCCCCTGACCCGCGCCGCCGCGGCCATCCTCAGCTGGTCGCTGGCCCAGGTGCTGGTGAGCGGCGCCTACCTCGGCACCTGCCTGTATCAGACGGGCGGGCAGTGGGGCCGGTGCAATGTGCCGTGGCTCCTCTTCCTGGGGACCATCTACTCCGGCGGCCAGGGCACCATGGCGTTGATGACCGAGGCCTTTCGCGGCGGCGGGGCGACCGGGGCCCTGCTGCAGACCGTGATCAGCACCATCGAGGCCCAGCAGGGAGCCGGCGGCGGCGGAAAGGCGCCGGCCGCGGCCACCGTCACCACCCCCACGCGGCGCCGCGTCGGCCTCGCCGAGAGTGAGGACGGCAAGGCATGAGCAAGGAAGCGATGCTGCGGCTGGCGGTGCCGCTGATTCAGGAGTTCGAGGGGCTGGAGCTCGCCGCCTACCCCGACCCGCTCAGCGGGGGGGAGCCGTGGACGATCGGCTACGGCTCCACACGCTGGGAGGACGGCAGCAGGGTGCGGCGGGGGCAGACCATCACCAAGGAGGGGGCCCTGGCGCTGCTGGGCCACCAGCTGGAGCACTACATCCTCCCCCCGCTGGCCAAGATCCCCTGCTGGCCGCGGCTTTCACCGGCGCGGCAGGCTGCCCTGACCAGCTTCGCCTGGAACCTCGGCCCCAACTTCTACGGCTCCGAGGGGTTCGAGACCATCTCCCGGTGCCTGCGCGAGGAAGACTTCGGGGCCGTGGGCGCTGCCTTCCTGCTCTACGTGAACCCGGGCAGCAACGTGGAGGTGGGCCTCCGGCGCCGGCGGGAGGCGGAGCGGGCCCTCTGGAACCAGGGCTGAGGGGTCAGTAGTCCCATTCCGCGTAGGGGGTGCGGCCGGCGCCGGGGACGAAGCCGCCGCCGTTGCGGGTATCGAGGTGGACGAAGCCGCGATTCCGTCCGTCACCAAGGCCACCGGTCCAGCGAGTCCGGATCCAGCGGTAGAACTCATCCAGGCCGCGGCCGATCGGGTAGATGTCCATCGCTTCTCCGGTGACGTGGCGGCTCCCGGGCACGCCCCCCACCTGCCGGTTGATGGGCTCGGGGCGGTAGAAGCTGGTCACCCCCAATGGGGTGCCCCATGCCTGGCGAATGCGGTTGAACTCGCGGGCGGTTTTCAGGATCCGAACCACGTCACCACCCACCGGATCGGGCCGGCGGCGCTGGTCGAACTGGAGAATCTCGCCCACGGTGAGGAAGGGGCTGATTCGCTGGTTAAAGTCGTGCCAGTCGATGTCCGGCTCGACCGGGACCAGCTCCTGCTCCTGCCGGAAGTGGGGCCCGAAGATCACCCAGCTGCCGGCGCCGGCGGCGAGGGTGACCCGCTTGTGCGCGTCAGCCGCAACCTCCTCGACCTTCATCACCCCCAGGCGCCGCTGGCGAGGGACCGCCACCTTCTCGTCGGCTGGCAGGGTCTCCGCCGGGGCAGTGCTCTTCTTGAGCCAAGTGTTCTGGATCGCTTCGAGGTAGAGGACGGGTTTGTCCTCCTTCCGCTTCTTCGAGGGGGCCGCGGCGATCGACTGATCAGCGTCGGCGGAGGTTTCGGTAGCGGCGGTTGCGGGTTCGGCCACGGGCGCCATTCGGTTGCGAGTCATTCTGGGCATTGCCGAAACCAGCAGGACTCGCAGGCTGTTCCTCAGTTGGCTTTGTCATTGCCTCCTGCAGGGCGGCAGAAGCAAGGGGGACTACATCTTTCACTATCTGCACGAGACGCTTATGCAGTTCCTCTTCCACACCACAGAGCCTTATGGTCTCTCTGTCAAGTGTCAGGAGGAACCGAAGAATGTTGGTTGTGTCCTCCCCGCAAGCGTTTCTAGCGGCGCAATCCGCAACACCTGCACGCCAAATGGAAATCAAGAGTTCATTCATCACCTCGCAATAGTCCGAGAAGGGAACCTTAGATTGCGCTGCGGGGCTCTGTTCAGGGGCGATCATGGTTCAACGGCAAGGGGGCGGCACGCCCGCATCCGCCGGCGGGCATTCAGGCGCAAGTATGGCAGCCCTCTCATTCCGGCGCCGGGCCATCGAACACCCACCAGGTGAAGTCCTCGGGTGCCTGGCCCGGATCCAGCCCGAAGGCCTGGCAGCCGGCGATGCGGCCCGCCTGGTCGAGGAACAGGACGGAGGTGGGCCCCATTTGCTCGGGCATGTTGTCGTAGCGATACCAGCGGGCCGCCCACCCCGGGACGGGATGGTGCGGGTTACGGATGGGGATGGGCGAGTACCAGCTGCGCACCTCCCCTTTCGCATCCGCGAAGAGCTGCACCGCCCCGGGCGGCAGCCTGATGATGTTCCCCTCCCTCGCATCGAACGGCAGACCCGGGGGGAGAAGGTCCACCGTGATAATGCGGCGGAAGCTGCCAGCGGGCTCGATCTCCATTATCTCGATCTGGCTGAGGTGCCCAGCCGGCTCGAAGCTCCCCACGATGAACTGCAGCTCGTGGGGGCAGTAGCTGGTGCAGAACCCCCAGCTGGAGATGCTGGTGCGCAGCTCCGTGGGGGGCTCGAAGCGGATCGGCACGGCCAGCCCGGCATGCTTCTCGCGGCTGCCCGTCGCAGTGGTGACCGGCTGAGCCCAGAGCTCACGGCCAACGATCTCGGCCAGGTTCATGGGGAGGGGGTGCGGGTTCTGATCAGGTTGGCCAGACGCGGCAGCCAGACCAGCTCCTGATCCCGGAGCATGGTGGTGGTGAGCTGCACGAGGATCCAGCCGCCCTCCTGCGCCACCCAGCTCTTGAGGCAGTCGCGATCGATGCCGCTGCCGCTGGAGTGCCCGCTGCGGCGGCGCGACCACGTTCCGCCCTGCATCTCCAGCGCCACCAGGGCGCGGGGCCAGGCGAAATCGACCCGCATCGGTGGCGGCCGGCGGGCCAGCCGCCCGCTCTCCTTCATCCATGCGGCCCAGTCGCGGAACGCGGGAAGCACGAGCTCCCGCTCGGGGGGGAGCTCGGGGAAGCGGGCCCGCCACTGCAGCAGGAAGCTCTGTTCGAGGGCACTGGGCTGGCGCGGACCGGCCGCGGCCTTACGCCGCGGTGCCTTTCTCGGCATCCTTCTGGCTCGCGTGGGAGTGCATCTCCAGCACGGTGGCGGCCACGGCCCGGCACACCGCTTCGATGTTCCACCGGTTGATGGTGCCCGGGGTGGCCATGACCATCTTCTCCACGACCCAGCAGGCATCGCGGCAGGTGCGCCAGTGGAACCAGGACCGCAGCAGCCGCCAGTTCACCGGGTCCCACTCGAAGAAATCACAGTCCGGCCACTCGCAGGCGCGATCGAGGGAGATCAGCCGGCCCCGTTGATCGATCGCCACGTCACCCAGCCGGGCGACCAGGAAGGCATGGAACCCGTGCTCGTCATAGAGAGCGCCGGCGTCGGGGATCCCGAGGATGGGGAAGAAGGCAACAGCCATGGGTAGAGATGCAAAGGGTCAGGTGAAGAGGGGATGAGGGGAATGGGTGGGCAGTGCTCGGCGGCTCCTTGAACGGGGGGAGCAGGTCTGGCCCTTGTGGCCCCCGCCAGCTCGATGGCTCCCGTCTGCCTGGTGCGGCCCCGTTGACCACCTGCCACGCCTGGCGGTCCACCGCGCCATCTGGGAGGAGAGTGCCCAGTCCCTATCTGGTGCCGATACAGCTGCCCGGTTCCTCATAGCGTGTCCGATGGGATGGGCCCCTCCTCGTAGACAGTGACCGCCTTGCATGCACCGCCCTTACCGGCATGTGCGCAGATCGATGGATACCAGGCCTGATCAACGATCTCTCTGTCTTGTTTCAGCCAGTGATGATGTATGGCTAACTCGGCGTCTACCCTCTTGGTGGTAGCAGTTAGCAATACCCATTCATCAGTGGGCGTTTGCCGAAAAAAAGCGTAGTGCTTGATTTCGCCCTCGTTATTGGTGATCGTGCGGATCTTGTATCCCATGGGTCAACGAAGCAGTGGGGTTTGAGGATGTGAGGATGTGTCAGGGGCACCAACGGCTGATGAAGTCCAGGCCGGCACGTCTTGCTTCCGATGTGTCGATGTAGGCGAGGCCGATCCCCATCCCCTGCAGGGTCTGCACAGCCACGCGGCTGGTGAGAGAGGAGTCGGCGGCCGGGTTGCGGCGGTCGTAGCAAACCGCAGCGCCCACCACCCATCCGGTGCATGTGGCGGCGCTGTACTGCATCAGGCAACCATTCGGCACGGTCTGGGCCGCGGCCGGCCGTGGGCTGTGAACCAACAGCGCGGCAGCCACCAGGGCCAGGAGGGAGTTCATGGGTTTCATGGGGTTCATGGGGTTCATCAAGTAGGGACAGGGGTGGATCAGCCCGCAACCTTGCGGGGGGTGGCCGCGGCGGCGGCGGCCTGGAGGCGGTTCTCGATCTCCTGGAACCGCTCGGGGGTGATGTTCACGTCGGCGAGCTCGGCCTCCAGGGCCAGCCGCTCGGCCTTGCTCAGCCATCCAGGCGGCGGGCCGGATTGGGCAGACGTGGCGGTGGCGGCACCGGGGGGGCGAGAGGGGGGGGCCGCTCTCCCCCGCCGGCCAGCCGCCGGGGCCCCGTGGGGGCCCTCGGCGCCGCCGCCGTCCTCCTCTTCCGGAGCGATGCCCAGCAGCAGCTGCACCAGCACCCGCCGGGCCGTGGTGAGCGCCATGCTCACCCGCTGGTGCTGGGAGGCCATGGAGCTGTCCGCCGGCGGCGCCGACCAAAGCCCGGAGCTGATCGCACCGCCCCCGGAGTGCAGCGCCAGGGCCACCACGGTGATGTCGCCCGGGTGGGGCGGGGGCACCCTCACGCAGACGATCGAGATCCCGTGCTCCCCGGCCTTGTAGGCCGCGGCCATCACCGCGCCGAGATCCGCATACCCGTAGCTCACCTCCTGCGAGGCCCTGCCCTCCCGCTCCTTGGTCTTGAACGCCGCCCCCCTGTTCTTCTGCACGAGCTGGAGGCTGGCCTGGAACTTCGCCAGGGCCCCCCAGAGCTCCGCCTGCTGGGCCGGGGTGGGCTTGTAGCCGATCAGCGCCTCGATCGAGTAGGGGTCAGGGCCTGCAGGCCCCTGCGCCATGGCCTGCGCGTCCGCCACGGCCGCGGCCATGCCCTGCAGCTGGTGGTCGATGCTGTCCAGCCGGCCCCCGACCACCTGCGCGAAGGCCTCCAAGGCCCGGATCTGCTTGTGCGCTCCCTGTGCCCAGCTGCGCACGCGGCTGAGGTCGTCCTCCCCTGTGGATGCACCAGCAGGGGCGTTCTGACTGTTGGTGGGGCGCCCTGCGGCGGGGGTGTCGTCAGAATCCGACAGTTGGTGCTGCACATCTGCAGAATGCTGCAGCGTTGACGGTTCCATGCAGGTTCTGCGGCCTCGCCGCCTTGCTGCACCGGATCCTAGCCGCCATCCATGCGTCTGAACGCGCACCCCTGAGGACGGTTCCCCGATGCCTATTCCTGAGCTCACCGTCAACCGCGCAAACGGCGTGCTGGAGATCCGGACGGACAACGAGGCCCAGGCCGATCAGGTGTGGATCGAACGGGAGGCCTGGCTGCGCCGCTTCCCAGCTCAGACCCTGCGCCTGATCTGGACTGATGCCGAAGACCCCCAGTGTCAGGCCGTGATCGAGTTCAGCCCTCAGATGTCGAGCGAGCTGCAGCCGATCGGCTGAGCTTCCTCAACGCGATGGCCACCGCCGCCCGCTCGTCCTCCACCTCCTCGGGGGACCAGAAGCTCCTGGCGAAGGCCACGTCCTTGATCTTCGCCAGGCGGTCCCGGTCGTTCGAGGGGTAGGCCGCCACGAAGCTGCTCCAGTCGTCCACCAGATCCAGGCCAGCGGCCACCATGCCCTGGCGGATCTGCCGGGCCAGCTCGGCGCTGACGGCCGCCGCCTCCTCCTCGCTCATGGCAGAGATGGAGACCGGCCCCTCCAGCCGACCGAGGTACACGCCGAGAAACTCCTCAGGCCCGAACACCCCGTCGGCGTCCGCGATCACGATCCCCTGTGCTGCCTTCTCCACCAGCCGGGGCTCCGCCTGCAGAGCAACACGCCCGGCCCGGACATCCGCCAGAAACTCGTTGAGCAGCCCCAGGGCATCGAACACCTGCGTGCCCACGATCGTGGCCCGCCCCCGGACGATCAGGTTCAGCTGGGAGGGGTGGAGCCGTTTCAGCGCAAGGACGTGCTCCCAGTCACCGTCGCCAGACTCCTCCCCCCGGCCCGTCCGGGGGCCGTCGAGCTCCCCGTCCACCATCACCAGCCTGGTGGCCCGCCGCGCCCGCCAGACGTGGCCCCGGTAGTGCATTGTGGCCCCTGCGGCGTAGGAGCGCTCAGCCGCGGCCGGCACGTCCGGCGCATCAGCCCGGGCCACGGCGAGCTCCGCCAGATCGCTCATCACTTGTAGCGACCAGTCAGACCGTTTCAGCCACTTCTCGATCAGCCGCTGGAACGCCACACGACCCTGTTCCTCGCGGACGACACCGGGGACCGTTCTCCTGGTTCTACCCGTTGCGCCCATCGTGTCGTTTGTTACCCGTGCCATTACATCATGGCGCGCAGGATCCACTGCACGCCTTCCGTCCCGGTGGGGTAACCATCCATACGGATGGACGGATGGCCGCGGCATTCAGGTTCCGGCTATGTTCGGTGAACCGGCCTGATGCCAGAACGGCAAAGCCCCCCTGCTCCGTGGAACAGGGGGGCCTGCCGTAGCGGTGGCCCCCACCCCCGCTACCTGGTGCCGGTGTGCGCAACACACGAGCCAACGGAGCCATCCTACATGAATCCCCTTCCTGGCGACACTGAGGGGCGGGAAGTCCTACTGCGATTGCTGCAGGAGGAATACGCCCATGTGCAACAGCAGAACCAACGGCTGACCAGGCTATCGAGCAGCCTTGATCAGATCGCCGCCGAGGACAATTCCATTGTCTCGGACATAGCTCGGGAGCTGGTGAAGTGTCGCGCTTCCAGCAACGCATTCGAGGCGCATCAGCACTACACGGCCTGCCAGAACCTCCTGGAGGCGAGGGCTGATCTGCTGGAGCGCAGCGACGAGCTGATGGCTCGGGTTGATTCGATTGTGGACGATTTGACCGCGGGATCGGTTCAGCGGTTGAGCCGCTCTGCCCAGCATGGTGAGACCCAGCGCCATGGCTGAGTTGAGGCGAGCGGCTCTGACGCAGATCCCGGTCGTTCTGCTGGACGAGGCGATGGATCTCGGCCGCATGGGCAAACCCCTTGTGGTCGTGTATCTCCGGCTGTGGGACTACGCCGGCGACCGCGACACGGCATTTCCCTCCGTCGATCGCCTGGCCCTCGAATGCCGGATGAAGGACGACGACGTGCGCTGGTGCCTCCAGTGGCTTAGCCGGCGGGGGTGGGTGCGGCGGCAGGACCGCCCGGGCCAGACCACCCTCTTCCACGTCCGCACCGAGCGACCCCTCCCCCCCGAGGGGGATCCCCCCCGAAGGGGATCCCCTTCCAGGGGGGCCCATGAAACACAACCCTCATCGCGACAGCGTTCTCAGTCAGACCCCTCCCCCCCGAGGGGGAT